AGCGACAAGGTCATCAATAAATTCAAAAGTTTCAATACCCATTAGTTACTCCTTATGCTGAGGCTGCTGTTACTGTTACTGTTACCTGTAATGTGTCTCCACTAATAACTGAACGAGAAGAACTAAAGTCAACTACACCATATAATGTACCTGCTGTTCCTGTTGCTGCTGTGTTTAAAAATGCACCTGCTATTGTAGCTGTGCCTGTTATTGAGAAGTCTACTGAACTAGAGTTAGTCATACTGCCTGAGCTGGATGCTCCTTCTGTCCATTCTTTTCTATTACCTGAGTAGTCAGAAATCTCTGCCCAGCTAGAATGAGAAGCCATGGTATCACCAGCTACTGGTGTACCTGCACCTTTCAATCCAATGTACCAAGTTGTTACTTGTGTACTAGCATGAAATTGTGTGTCTAGTATGTGGTTAAGACCAACTGTCGTAATTAAGTTCTTATTGTCTTCCTGCCACTTTAAGTTACCATCTTTGTCAAGACATGTAACCTTCCATATATTAGTTAATTTTATTCCTACGTCTTTCATATTTGCTCCATTAGTTATTCGTCAGGGTCACTGACTTTAGTCCAGATACTACTCGTATCTTCTGTTATATCATTCCATAAGAAGTTATTTTCTGATGAGGAACTTCCTTGTAAACTCATAACACAACTTTCCTGAAAACTCGTATTATTTTTAATTAGTTGATTATTGGCTAATATAGCTGATACCGGTACTGCAATACTGCCAGATGCTGTAGTTCCTACTGATGTTCCCATTGTAGCTGATGCTAATTTGATTGCATCCTCTTCATTTAACTCAGAGAATATAACCTGAGTCATGTTAGCTGTTACAGGGAATGCTGCTGACTGTGAAGAACTTAAAGCACTATCAGCACCTAATGTTGCTGTTGCTGTATATGTACTTACTGCCCAAGTGTATGGGTCTGAAGCCCATGTATTACTATCCGCAGCCCATGTACTTTGAGCCACTAGCCTTCAACTCCTGAGTATATAGTCCTAACCCTCATAGCTGAACCTGAGTGTCTATCCTTATCATCTGCAAGTTGTATCTTATTAATTGCTCCACTGTAAGCAGACAACCATAATTGTATTCTCTCATCATTCTTAATAAAAGGTTCTGCCTCTAATAAGGAACCATATAGTAATACATCAGGGGCATTGTTAGTAAGCCAGTTGTTTGTTACTGTACCTGAAGTTCCATCACCTAATGGTGTAAACTTCTCATAGAAAGCCATCTCTAATGTATAACCTGAATCTGGTATAGGTGCTAACTGTATCTCGTCACCTATTAATGTATATGCTCTTGGTACTCCTTTAGAGCTACCACCATATAATCTATCAAGCATTTCTGGTGTAATATATTCCAATGCCCTGATAGGGTCTGTGTTTAGTTGTATGTTACGCATCTGTATGTAACCACCCGGGAGATTAAAGTATCTCTGTCCTGTTGTGGTTGTCATTGTACTTCTTACTTCCATAGGTCTTATACGCAAGTCTCTATTTATTCTAGCCTCAGCTAATGTAATAAAATCTGGTATCCTGCTAGTTAAGTCTGACCTGTCTAACCAATCGGCTACAGCATCCTTCAAACCTGTGTAAGTATTTAATGCCATTATAGTTTTCCTTTAGTTGTTCTGAATGGTGCATTAACAGGGTCATTTAACCATTCCTTCATCCTTTCTTGGTTACCCCATACTTTAGCTCTCATCATTTGTTCTACCATAACCATAGGTATTCTTGCTACTCTATGAGAGAACTGGCTATCTCCATCATACTGCTTACTACCACTACGGGCTGAGTCAAATCTAAGGAGGGCATTCTCTTCTGCTATCTTTCTTAATTCTGTGTCATCTTGAGAAGAAACAGAAGTCATGCTTCCATCTCTGTTTTCTATCAATGTGTTTTTTAATGCCATATTAGTAAAGCACCCCAGTTGCCTAGGGTGCTAAGTGGTTTAACCAGTAGTGTATCTAATCTTACCGTTGGCAGCTTCATTGCCACAACGTAGACCATACTCAACTAGAAGCATCTTCTTATCAGAGTCACCTTCTTTCGCAATATCCACTGTCTGGAAATCACGCAAGTAGTCAACAGACCACATGTCATTCTGTAGGAAGTATATTATGTCTTGGTCTGCGAAACGGTCCAACATAATGTTGAATGTTCCGAAGTCTGAAACGTATACATCTACAGCATTGTAAATTGACTTGTTGTCATCTACAACTGACTGTGTTTGAGAAGCACGTCCTGACATTGCAGTGATTAACTTCTTGTTAGTTGCACCTAGTAGGATAGTTGAAGGGTCGCCTCCAGCATTCCATGTAGACTCTGCAACTGCAGTTATATCAGCCTCAACTACAGCAGCATGCGTACCAGTAGTTCCTGCATCTGTAACATTAGTAGTAATGAAAGCAGCAGCTCCTTTAGTTTCACGAGCTGTTGTTGCATTACCTGCAACTGCAGCGTTATCAGCCAATAGAGAAGTCTCCATGTCTCGCTTAAGCTCCTTAGAAGCCTTAGCAAGTTGGTGAGCCATCTCAGACTTTTTACCTGCATTATTTACTTTATCTTGTGTGCCTGTTACTTCAACTACTTTCTTAGAAATCTGTGTATAGTTTCCAAGACGAGTAGTAGCAGTAGTAGCTGCAGTACCAACTGCTGCTCCTTCAACCACTGCATTAGTGCCTGAAGCTGATGCTAATGCATCTGTCTGCCATTCAAAGTAAGTGTTAGACACACTACCTTTTTTAGAGATACTAGATAGGAACGGAGTATCCGTTGGACTAATATCGTAGATTACATCAGACAGGTCCTCTCGGATTGCCTGAGCATCATATGTATTAAAATTTGTAGCCATTTTTATTTTTCCTTATATTGTAGCTACAGTAAACCTATACTATAGCATATCATAAAATATGGAAGCTGCATCATCTTGATGACCAGACTTCCTTAACCTTGTACGCTTTTTCTTGGCTGCTTCATTAGCTGCCTCAGATTTAACTTTGCCTCTTCCAGACTTCTGTACCTTGGGAACTTTCTTAACCTTCTTCTTCTTAGGTGCTATCTTATCTGCAATCTTATCAAACTCCATAGCCTTCTTTAAGATAAGGACACTTCTGTGGTCTGCTAGTTGTTCTATTTCCTGTGGAAGGAAACCAACATCTTGTGCGTACTTTCGTACATCAGACTTAACAGTAGATTTTTTATCTCCCCACTCAGGTAAGGCTTCAATCAGTTTGGTATATTGGTCCTGCACAAAGTGTGCTCGTGCTTGACCTGCCTGTTCTGCTTGTTGTTGCTGTACAATTTGTTGTTGTTGTTCAGCATTGCTTAACCTATCTTGAGCATCTCGGTATTCATCTTTTTTAAGCATGTAAGCATAAGGGTCTTCCTCTTTCAAGGTGTTCCAGTCTACTTCATTAAATTCTGATAGCTTGGCTTGTTGTTGCTCTTGCAACATCTGCAACCCATTAGCATACAGTTGTCTTTCTTCATATAGCCTGGCACGTTCAGTTTCAATTACTTGATTTTCTTTACGCTTCTCAGCTAATGCTTGGGACTTACGAGTATAGTCAGCTTGTCTTTGGTATCCACTCTTCAGTTCGTCAAGGTTAACATCAAACTCTTCACCATCTACTTTAACTCTATATGTATCTGGTACTTCCTCTTCTGTTTCCTCTTCGTCAACTTCTTCAGTTTCTTCATCTTCTACTACTTCCTCTTCGGCTTGCTCTTCTTCAGAGACCTCTTCGGTTTCGTCTTCAACTGACTCTTCTTCCTCAACTACTTCCTCGTCAACAGTAGTCTTGGTTTCCTCGTCTGTAGGTTGGTCTTCTGATTCCCACATATTAAGGATTTTATTTGCTGCATTTTCAGCAGAATCTTGTCCAGCTCTTTCTGGAATTGTGTTTACTTCTTGGTTATTCTCTGCAGAATCCATGTCTTCTCCTTCCTTTAGTTAAAATATTCTTGCCCCTTCTCGGCAAGTTGTCCTGTTTCAAGAACAGACCTTATATGTTGTTCCACTAACTCTAAAGACTTAATGGTCATATAAATTCTATCTCTCTCAGTCTCTTGATTAATGTCAGTTTGTAACATTAACTGTATTAATAAATCTCTTGTATTCTCAAATGCTTCTTTATATAGAGGGTCATTTATCAGACGCTCAGCATCCTGACCTCTTCGTATCTCCTTCCCTTTCCCCATTACTTCTCCTTATGTTGGACCAATAGCAACTGGTCTTCCTTGTTCCCTCTCTAATATTAATTCTTGTTGTTTAAGTGCTAAGTCTGCTTTCTTAAGTTCTAGTTCTTGTGCCTTAATCTGCATATTAACCTCAGCCTCTTGGGCTTTAAGAGTTAGTTCTTGTTGCTGTAGTTGTGCATCAAGCTCCATCTCTTGTTGTTTAAGTTGGCTTTCAGTTTGTATCTTCTGCATCTTAATCTTTAACTCTTCCGCTTTAAGCTGTGCTTCCATTTGCTTAGCCTGCTCTTCAGGACTAGGTCCTTGTTGTTGAGGCATCGGCTGGTCACCTGGGTCTGTAATGAAGTCATTAACATTCTTCATACCCATAGACTTTATCTGCTCGGCTACTAAATTATAAACATTCTTAGGTGTAATCATCATACCTGCTGCAGGGTGTTGTGCTATCATTTGCATAGTCTGTGCTAACTGACCTAGGTGCATAAGGTTCATATCCTTATTACCAAAGCCTAGTCCTACCTGTGCAGTACAATCCATCTTCTCTTTCCATTCTGCAGGATAAAGAGTAACCCATTCATTATTTAATCTTACTAGTTTTTCTGGAGCCTCAAACTTCTGTATCAATTGGTATACACTATTTGCAAGGTCTTTCATTCCAGTCTCAGCAAACACACGTGCTATTAACTCTATCTTCTGTTGTGCTGCAGTCATTACTTGTGCAACACCTGTGGCTGTCTGATGTGACTTTAATGCCCCATCATTTAAACCCATAGAGTTCTTATTCACACCAGTTCTTTCTTCTCGGATACTATCTAAATAGCCCAACATATTGAAAGAGTTTTGGTCTAGTTGTGGTGTAGCTAGAGGACTAACAGCACCTGGTGTACGAACACGTACAATACCGCCAGGTCTGCTGGTCATTAGGTCATCTAAGTTAGCTTGACCCTCGACTACTTCGTATCGCCCATTGTTTGTTAGATACATATTGTCTAACAAGTTACGCATTAAGGTAGTCTTAATTAGTTGAAGGTCAGAGATTAAGTCATAAATACTCAAACCGTAAAACTTATGAGGCATAGGTATAGGTGTAAGGGAGGAGAAGGGAACACTATCCACAGCCTCATTATCTAACAGTTCATCTCCGACCTTCGTTATTTTCCTTAATTCGTCAATACCATCGTTATCAAAGTCTACTCTGACATAACATTCAGTAACCCAAATGCCTTCATCAATATCACCTGTAGGGTAAGAGCTATCTTGGTCAAAGTCAAATCTTGCTAATCTCTCAGATTTCCATTCAGCTTCATTAGCAGAGAATGCTCTCTCTAACTTAGCCTTTGGGTAACCCTGAGAAACTAGTTCAGACTTGGTTCTCTTTACTCTATGTCCTACAAAGCGTGCATCTTCAATACCCTTTGCATATTTATTAATTAAGAATTCTTCTGGTGGTACAGGCTCTATACGCACCTGACCACTCTCGTTAGTTCTTTTTATTACTATATCATGTGAAACAGGTTGTATGTCCTGCATCATCATACCATCTTGTTCTACTTCTGTAACACCACCATTAGAGGTATGCTCGATAATTTCTACATCATCATCAAGCAAAAAGGAAGTAAACTCTTCCTCTGTTAAATTCTTATATTCTTCTCGACTTACTGATGTCGTGTCATCCCAGTAATGTTTGACAATACCATTCTTCTGTAACAACGCATCCTTAAACCAACTATATATAATAGAGAACCCAGGGTTCTGCCTCATTATTACATAGTTAGTGTAGCTTGTAGCTTGTTTAGCCATCTGTACATCTTCAGGACCTTGTGGTTCAAACTGAACTACCTTATCCCCACCTGTAAATATCTTCATCAGGCTCGGCATAATCCATTCTATTACATCAGCTACATCCCTTGTGACAATCTGAGAACGACCTTCTTGTTCGTTACCGTACTTCTTACCATAGTACCTATCTAAGGCATCGGTCCTTTGTTGGGTTAACTTACCATCACCAAAACCTAGAGCATTCTGTATCTCCTGCTCTACGTGGGCGGATAGTTCGTCCTTCGTCATTTTTGCCATAAGCTACTTATTTTTATTGATAGGGTATTTTGTTTCTTTTTTAACTGGCACTGCCTTCATAATTTCTTTAAGGTCTTTAATATCTTGTGCCATTTCATTAATTTTATTTACTAACCACTGTGGGTTCATACTCATACTATTCTCCTATACTACCCAAGATAAATCTTGCTTAGGTAAGTCCCTTGACCAGACACTATCGTTCCCTGTGAACACTGGTTCTGTTACGCATAGATACCTAAAAGCGTCACTTGCATGACTTGTCCAATCATGGACAGGCTTCTGGCTCCATATCTTCTTCTTATCATCATAACTACTTCTATATTGTAGTAATGCTTCTAAGCCCTTCTTGGTCTTGTCCTCATCAAACCAACATTTATTTAATGTAGTCCTGACACTGTCAATACCATCCATAACCTTTAACTTAGGTGCAACTTGGAAGTCTATACCTAAACTAAATGCTAGGTCCTTTCTACTTTTACCTGTAGAAAATTCCCTTACCACTATATCGTGTGGGGCAATATGTGCACCATACCTATACTCTTTGTGGTTTAATACGTCTATGTAGTGTGGTAATCCCTCACCACTACTCTCATAATAATCTATAATAT